AAGGAATTAATTTAACACCTATATTTGTGCTGTACATAATAAGTGGAAGTTGTGAAACTTCCTTATTAGAATAATTTAGTTAAGTCTAGTTTAGTTTTTGTGTTGTGATACTCCTGGCAATAGAGATTGCCGGGAGTATCTTTTTTTGTAGTTCTCAAGGCATTACAAAAAAAGAAATTCCCTGCATATTTCCACAGGTTGCGAAATTTAATTGTCGGAACCATTATCGGAAGCCTATTTTCTACGGATTCATTGTCGCGAAAGATTATTACATTAAAAAAAAGAAGAAAATGGCTACATTGAAACTTAGAATCGTACCAGCAAAGAAGCTGATTGACGGAAGGCACAAGATTAGAATATCTCTGGCCCATAATTCCGAGACACGATATATTCCGACAGATTGCATCATAAATGATGAATCTGAATTTAAGGATGGCATGGTCATCGGAAGATCTGACGCTTCTACTATGAACGTAAAGCTGAGAAACCTATTGAACTATTATCAAGACATCATCGACCACACTTCTTTCATATCTGGGTACAGTTGTTCAGAGCTCAGGGAGATTCTGGTCCGAAAAAGAGATTACAACAACGCGAAATTTTCGGATGCAATGACCGAATATCTAGAGGAATTAAAGGAAGACGAACGAAACAAATCAGAAAAACTGTATAGACTAGCCTGTAACTCCTTCATCCGAGAATGCGGTGATCTGTTCCTTACGATGATTACTCCACGTGACATAAAGAAGTTTCGTAAGAACCTCGAGAAACGAAAGCTGTCCCCCACGACCGTACGTATCTACATGACATTAGTCAAAGTAGTCGTACATTTTGCAGAGAAAAGGAAAATGTGCAAGTATGAAGATGATCCATTCGAGGATGTACAGGCACCAGCAGCCAATGTCCGTGAATTGGACCTGACAGTCGATGAATTGAAAGCCATTCGTGATATCAATCCCACCAAATATAATATAGGTGTAGCTAGAGACATCTTCATGTTATCGTACTATCTTGGTGGAATGAACCTGGTAGATATGCTGGAGGTGGATTTTCGGAAAAGCTATATAGAATATTATAGGCAGAAGACCAAGAACAAAAAGCAAGGCGAAAGTAAGACCGCGTTTTCCATCCAACCGGAAGCTCGGGAAATAATCAAGAAATACATGAGACCAAACGGGAAACTAATTTTTGGCAAATTTGATACATTCGGAAAGGCATACTCTGTTATATCCCGAAAAATGGAAGCGGTTGCTGATCAGGCTGGGATAAGAAAAAGGGTTGTGTTCTATTCTGCCCGTAAATCATTCGTCCAACATGGATTTGATCTGGGCATTGCACTGGAAACACTGGAATACTGCATCGGCCAAAGCATGAAGACCAATAGACCGATCTTCAATTATGTCCGTGTGATGAGAAACCATGCAGACAATGCAATGAGGAAGATATTCGACAACCTACTTTAAAGTGAGAGTTAAGGCTATCGCTTCATTGGTAGCCTCTTCCCTCTCTTTCTCATCTTCAGAGGAAAGCCTATATATAAGGTCTGTATCTCCAGTAATAACAGACTTTACATTTCCTGATGTATCTGTTATAGTAAGTTCATAATGACCATAACCGATGAATTTCTTCGATAAAATGTAACGCATAAAATTTTTTCTGCAGCAGGAAAATAAAAGCGGCCCACTGACCCGCTGCGTTACATATTCCTGCGTCGAAATACAGTGATGCCATTAAGCTACCACACGGGAGTGGACCGTATATGATAAAGCAACTGGCAAACACAATGTTGTCAGTTGCTCAACGGCCGAAAAACGAGTTCCGACGCAAATAAAATATGTAACGCACCACAAAGATGGGGAATTTATCTGAAAAAACAAAGCCCCAACCAGGATTATTCCGGAAGGGGCTGCATTAAGCATATTAATCTAACATGACTATATACCATACGCTTACATGTATAATAATCATGCAATGAGATAAATGGTCTGACAGCACGTGATATCATCTCAGATATTATTATCGGAGATAATTTATCATCATCGATTAAACCAATGAGAGCATGTAATTTATGAAGAAAATCATCGTTAGCATTGATGGCCAAGTCTATTGTATACCCCCGATTAATATCCGATAATAAAACAGTAGCACATTCTGCTGCCGGACGAATACACGTCTGAATCAGTTCATCAATATCTTCCATAAGCGTTTATTTTTACTATATAAACGCAAAAAAATATTTTGCGTTCTTTTAAATAAAAAAATTCCTTCCAGATATTGCTTTGGTTGGTGCCTTAATTCACTTCTAAGACAAGTTATACTTTTTGATATAACAAATGGATAAAACATTAAATACATTTATACAAGTCATTCGGAATTGAATTGCTATACTCTTATATCAATGCATTCGGGGTAATTTTTGCAGACGTTTTGAATCAATAAATTCGACTTCATTCATTGCATAAAATAATGTTAGTTTGTTATTAGTTAATATTCTAAGGTTATAGTCTAAATCATCATGACCTTCTTCACCATAGTAATAAAATACAAATTTTTTCTTTTTTGCATTGACTTGGCTTTGCTCATGAAATAAGTCTTCAAAGTATGAATGATCAGATTCACCTAAAGAATAACCAAAAAAAACGATGTTAGAAGCTGATTTTAATACATTATTCAGTTCCAATACATCCTTAGGATTAACATGTTTAGTTTTATACAAAAATGTCTGTTCTTTTTTAAGCTCTTGAGAATCTTGTACACCAACTATGATTTTATCATTTAATGTTCCATGTATATGGTTTATTTTATGATGTCTATTATTGCAATATTCATTTAAATATTTTTCAATAGTAAACGTGTAATTAAAATTTAAGAAGTATATATCCTCCAATGTGTTTTTAAGTACCGATTTAAATGGGAATTTGTCGATATCCATAGAGTCAGAAACATGTTTAAGGAATCTGACAAGTAAATTTTGTAATGTTTGGAAATCAGATTTAAATTGTTTGTGATCAGACATTAATCCAAAAATCCTATAATCTGCAGTCGCAGCAAATTTTCTATTTGCAATATTTCCTAGCTCACATTCTAAATCAGTCCATAATTTTTTCTCATGAGTTTCATATAAATATTGTATAAGATATGGCAACTCCGTTATATTATTTTTTAGGCTACTCATAAAATTAGCATATGATGATTGTATCCCACAACAAATATCTAATCCATTACCTACAATATATATTGTATTATAAGTGATATTATTCATATATCTATTCTTATATAATTTTCAGCAAACATACAAAAAATCCCCGACACGCTTGCCAGGGACACTGCTTTTCGTTTCAAAAGGGAGATAAATCTTACTTCATAGCACACCTCCTTCCTTTTTTTTGAGTTTATAAACCAATTTTCCTACAACTATAAGAACCGTGATAATCACTATCCCTATGGCCCAGCCACCAACATTTAGCCTGATCTTTTGCCAGCGTGTGAGTTCTTTTTCTACTGGATATGGCTCTTTTACTTTCTTGGTAACCGTCACTTCTTTAGATGGCAGATATACCGTGTCCGGCTGTGTCTTCATCTTTGCCAGAAGGTTTCCCAGACTGTCAATAGTCAGCTGTGCCTGGGCGTTCTTGCTATTAGCGATATCCAGCCAGTTCAGTACGACTTTCCCGTTCTCGTCACATTCCAATAAGGCCCGGATAGTGGCGCTTGTCTGGCGGTAACTGAACTTCCACCAGCTTCTCCACTACGACACTATCAGCCTTGCTTTCTACCGGCACGTACTTTACCGTCCGGCAGGAACACACAAGAATCATGCACATGAAGGGAGCCAGCGTAATACACCAGCTCACCTTCTTAATTATGTAGTTGTACAGGCTCATGGAAGCAAATCTTTGTATTCTTCAGCAGCATCAAAGCACGGACACATCTTGATCCACTCTTCCGGTTCCACAATGCCGTCACCATCGAGATCAGGACTGGTATCACGGTGGCCGAGCACTTCTTTAATATCTGGGTACTGCTTGATCAACTTGGCGATCAGTTCGCGCAATGCTTTTTTCTGGGCCGGCGTCCGAGTATCAGCGGCCTTGCCGTGCGCATCCGTACCACCTACGTAGCAGATACCAATGGAATGTTTGTTGTAACTTAGCCCGCTGAACCCTTTACTGTTGCAGTGTGCCCCGGCAATGGTGAGCGAGCGGCCAACTTCTACCGTCCCGTCCAGCCTTACCACATAATTGTACCCGATCGTGCTGAACCCACGCTGCAGGTGCATCTGGGTGATTTCCTTCTTTCCTATATCCTGCCCAGCACGTGTGGCCGAGCAGTGAACTACGATTACGTCTATCTTATTCATTTCTTCTCCTCCTTAATTAATAATCACTTGGCGGCTCCCTGTCTGGACACCCCCTTTTCTTACATTTCGTAATTTCAAGCGACTGGTTCTTTAATTCCAGTTCCTGATTTTTCTCCATCAATTCACGGATCCGTTGCCTGTCCTCGTTTTTCTCAGCATAAAGCTGGTCTATCTTTGCATCAAGTTCGTGAACTTTATTTTCCTTCTTCTCGTATAGCTCCTTCCATTCAGCCGCATAACTAGTGATATTGTCAGCTTCAGCCTTGCGTGCGGCTGCTTCTTCCTTGCGCTTTTTCTGGTCATAGAACATGAATACGCCCAGCAAAGGCAGCAGGATAGTAGTTACTATCCCGCCAATAATATTGGATATTTCACTCAGCTGTTCCATACTTACTCCAGCATGATGTCCAATGTATCCAATTTGTTCATCGGCCATTCATTCTCCTTGGCCAGTTTCAGAACCCCGTCTTCGGAAAGCTTGTCCAAAGTGATATCTACTTCTTTGTCCAGTTCCGGCTTACAGACAGCATCTACCTTTTCTTGATATGCTTTGAAGCTTTCATTAACGATCTTTCGTTCTTCAGCGGAGAGCTCCTTCCATTTGCTTACTTTTTCCTGCATAACCTCGATATTGTCCGGTTTGAACTTTTCCTGCGCATCCTTCAGCAAAGCGTCGTACGATTCAACATGGGGACGCATAGCCTTCCGGTTTTTGATAATTTTGATTGCGTCCTTGTCATCCATTGTTTTGATCTTGGCATCATCCAGCATTTTATATGCTATCACTAATTTCTCCAGTTTCATAATTCCTGTTTTTTAGGTTAGATAATTGAATTAGATGTAATTGTATCATTGAAGGTTTTGAACGCTTCAGCGATCTTCTGGTTAAGGGAAGCCATCGCTTCGGAATATTCCTCGGAAGTGGCATTCCCGTACACGTTAAATGAATTGGAAACATTGACTGATCCTATCTGTTCACCGGTCTCAGAAACTACATTATAGCTAGCTGAGGTGTTGCTGCCGGATTCCTTTCCGTTAGAATCGTAATTCACCTGCTCATTGCGGTTGTTGATCACTAATTTTACTTGTTTTGCCATAACTATAATTTTTAAAGGTTATCCTATTTTTAATGTCTCTACTCTACTTGATACTAAATATCTCTCCACGCTAGATACTTCGTACCAAACTTCAACTTTCACTTCTTCAGATCCGGAAGGCATAGCAACTATTCCAAGTTGAATCCACTTGAAACTCAGCACAGGGTTAGTCTGACCTCCCTTAGTGTATTGCCAGTTAGTTATGTATGGTACATTAACATCAGTTGAAGATACTCTGATCTCATAAGTAATATTATTATCCGGAAGTCCGTCTGTAAATCTGAATGAAACGTTGAAACCAATCTGAGTAACATTACTAAACTGGTCAGCTTCAAACGGCTTGTAAGGCAAATTACGTTTGAATATGCACTTCACACCAATACATTCAGGAACAGTTACGCCGGCGTAAGTTGATGCAAGCTGACTTACATCCTGCCATTTATTTGCTAAATTTAAAGATCCGTTTTCTCCATTTATATATCGTGTCAAAAACACTGTCACTGTTCTTTCCTTATCTGATTGCAATGCAGAAGGGAAGTCCGGTGCAATGAATCTTGAATACCATGTATTGTTATGCTTAATGGTAGTAAAAGATCCTGTGCTTTCGTTTTTCAAAGCCCTGGCATATCCATCTACTAGAACACACGGATATGCGTTGGCAAAAGTCAAAGATCCGTCAGTTGAAAGGAACTTACTTATATCCACTCCGGTCGTATTAACTCCATTAGTATCTACGTCAAGTCTAACTCTAAATGACGAAGGAGCACTCCAGTCTATGGTTGTTGTATCAAGATAACCTATTAAATTAGGCTTTGCCGCGCGAGCATATCCTCTAAAATCTCCAAGCCTATAAGGTGATCCGCTTCCGCCTTTAGGAATACCAACATATTCGTAATTGGCTGTGTGAAGTTCACTAAGCTTTAAATTTACAGCTCCTTTCAATCCGAAGAATATACCTTGAAGCTTATCTTCGTTAGCTCCTATAAAATCATTATCAGACAATGTAAACATAATAGAATGATTGATAGGCTTTCGCCAACTCCATTTGTTAACCCCATTAGTAGATTGGAAAGCAGTAATACCATTGTTGTTTACAACACCACCATAAGCATTAAGAGTATCACGAATATCATCCCATTTAAGGTTTGACGTTGGGAGAACATCATAAACTGATAATAAAGAAGGAATATCCATAGCAGCGAAAGTAGCTAATGTATATTTTGTTTTAACTTCAATATGCATTGCCGTTAACTTAGCCAGCTTTTCCGGTGTTCCTCTGTAACCTTTTTCTACTAGATATTTATATCTAGTAGCTAATTCAGCATCATCAATTTCGACAACTCTTTCAAGATACTTATCGTTATCTTTATATTCACTTGGGATATCTTCACCTTCTATAAAGGCAGCATCAGCTACTTTATTCCCGTCTATTATCCCTTCTTCAATGGCTTGAAGATAAGATATTCTTCTTGTTATGTCGCTTCCGGGAGCGATAGGTACTTCCACCATATCGCCTTCCCGTTTATCCATGTATAATATAACTTTCATTATTAGCCCTCCTTGTTTCCATCAAATTTTTGATCCCATTTTACACCTGACTGGGCAGAAAAAGTCGCTTCGCCTGTTATAAGAACTTTACCTGTAAATAGAACGTCTCCTTTGATTATTACATCTCCTTCAATAACCCTATTTTCCGGGATCAATACTTGTTTCTCCACTACTTTTGTTACAATCTTCTCGGTTGGGATGTCGAGCTTAAATACCCGAATCATCCAAAGTACGAACTTCTTCATAGCCTAGCTTTTTAAGTTGTTTCTCTAAATATTTAACTCTGTTCTCCAGTTTCTTGATTTTCTTATCAGTCCTGCTCTCGTAGGTGAGCAAGTGTCGGGCCGTATGAACAGCGAATGTATATGCTACTGTTGCGTAGTCCATACTTAGAGATTTTTCTGAATTGGTAATAGCTTCCGGTAAAATTCCCTGTATATACTGCGCTATTCCTCCGATGTGGTTCCGGCCATCATCCTTAGTATGCCATCCGTTCCACCTAAACCGTATCGTAGGTGCTTCTGATATTTGCATTAATGACAAATAAACTAAGCCTATTATATTTTTAGCTCTCTGATCAGATTCGTAGAATGTTGTTCCACCCGTAACAAGAAGATTTCCTATTAGCTCTGCTTGTCCATATCCTCTCAAATATAATTTACACCCTGCGCTCGTTCCTGCGTCATTGTTACCTACTGCAAAATACAAAGAACCCCAGTTAGAATTTTCACGTGCACTTCCAATAGCATAATAAGTTGAATATCCCACACCACTTATTACATCTTTCCACCCTATATGGCAATGCGCTGAATTCTTAGATACGGCTCCATAGGCTACTGATTTTATTGTTGCATTAGCAAGCATATTTGTATCTGTCCATTCTCCAGTACCATAAGTGTTAGTTTCAATCGCACCAAGATGCGCCAAACCTGCTCTAATATATCCGGAAACGTCTAAAGCAAAAGATGGATTATTTTTATTAATTCCGACATATCCGTTAGAAGTAATATAAATTCTATTAGTTGCACTAGTTCTTAATACAAGCCCTGCGCTAGCATCTTGCGAGATAACCATATCCCTAGCCTTAGTATTTCTCACTACTCTCGCATAGACATTGTTAAAATTACAAGCATCAGTTCCAACGTCAAAGGTGTTATCCGAATAAATAGTTAGCGTCCCTTCTATATTTTTTGTCCCATCAAAAGCTACTCCCCATAGGTATCTTGTATTTTGCAATTTTGTAGCTGAGGCAACATTGCTGTTTATTGTAGCTGCAAGAGTAGTTCCTATATAAACATCACCTCCAAGTCTGTTTAGATATAAAGCTCCTACATTAGCAGCATAATTAATGTTTTCATGGCCTACTTGTATATTAGCCATTCGGCCATTTTCGTTTCCATCTATAATAATAGCAAGAGCATTGTTATTATTTTGCAATTGCAAAGCCGTGTTTACTGGGTTATTCCAGCAGTTTGCACCTCCATTAGTTTTGTCAATATCCCATAAGCCTTTATTTGTTGTATTTATATTTCTTTCTTTCAATAATACGAACGTATTTCCTTTAGTCAAAGTTAATTTATGACCACTTATAGAAGCCGATGTAATTGCATTGCCGCCACCAGTTACACTTACGGAATTTACACCGTCTGTAATTCCATACCCGGCCAATGTAGTCGGTTTGCCGCTGGTAATATTGCTCCATGAATGGTTATGACTGCTTGCGGCCGCACCGATCCCGGCCGGAGTTATATTGATAGTCTTAGCCCCGGTTGCGTTGTAAGTAAATTGGTTCGTTCCCTCTGTTGTTCCTCCGTTAAGTTTTACAATTAAATTCTGCTTACCAGTAACTTCTGAGATAGTCGGCCAGCGAGTCACGTATGCAGACGGAGCAGCCTTTAATAATGCATCCCAATTAGCGTGCAGATCCGAAATAGTTGCTATACTTACAGCCGTTAGCCATGCAGGTTTCTGTGCAGCTAAAACAGAATCCCAGCTTGAATGTAGGTCAGTAATATTTGCAATATTTGTAGCAAATACAGAAGGTTTTCCGGAAATATTGCCCCATGCAACACTACCAGCTTCGCCACCTCCTACCGCGACAAGTTTGCCGTTTTCCTTCTTGATAGTCGTTCCATCCACTACTACCCCATCCATGACTGTAGACACGGAAACCGGATCTATTGCATACATAGTAACACCCCCTGTTACGGCTAGATTGCCCTCCAGGGTAATTACTCCGTCTGCGGTTTTATGCAGGCGGATTCCATTAACATATACACTGTCCGTTGCTTTTAAATTGGCACCTGTAAATGTGCCGGTACCCGTGATATCTGTTACGCTGGTCAGTGCGCCAGTTACAGGCTTTGTTCCGTCAAAGGATTGTCCCCAAATAGTCCGGGCCGTTTCAAGTTTAGCTGCCGAGTTCGCGAATAAGTCAGCAATGCTTTTCGTTGTTCCTCCTACCGTGATAGAAATGTTAGTCGCTGAGGATGAAGCCAAAGCTGTAAATAAAGCAGTCTTATGTGTACCATCCAACAAATCGGCATCCAGTCCGCTATTAGAGCCATCTACGGTTTTCAATTTGGCCAAAACATCAGCTGCTGTATATGCGGAAGATTCTAACTTTGCATCCAGTGAATCCTGTAAACCCGATATTTTTGATATTTCTAAGGTTGGTATGTCTGCTGCCGCTAGTGTTTTACCGCTGACAGATGTTACATGTCCTTGATTATTAACTGTGATAGCGGACAAGACTTTTCCATTAGCGGCTGTGATGGTAGTAGCTGTAGCCGTAGGATGCGTGTAATTGTTAAATGTAGCCCCTTTGGTCAGAGTAAGAGTGTGACCGCTAATAGATGCAGCAGTTACGGCATTACCTGTTCCGGTAACACTGACAGCATTAATTCCGTCTGTTATACCATAGCCAGCTAATGTTGTAGCTTTTATTACATAGTTTTTCCCGGACACCCAGCTTTCGGTTGCGTAACCTGTCAAAGCAGTAGTAAGGTGCGACTTATTGATCTGTTCCGTGGTCGATCCGGCCAATGCCGTCCACATGGCAGACTTGTCGAAGGAACTTCCTGCACCAGCATTTTTTATGCGAAGTACATTGTCAGATCCTTTTGTGATAGTTTCTTCATCAACAATTACGCCGTCCATAATGGTAGATACGGATCTACCAGCCGAAGCATAGAAAGTCATTGCTCCTGTAACAGCTACATCTGCATCAATGTAAACAACACCGTTTTCTTCGTAGATCTTTTTCTTTGATTCTCCGACTGAGAGGCCGGCAGTGAAATGCTTTAATGCTGTTATCTCCTGCTCGGTATCAATAGTAACATATTTTGAAGCAATCTCTTCTTTCGTATAGAAAGGCTTTTCACCAGTAATATCAGACCATGAATAGGATGGTTTTGTATCTTCAATCCATGAAGGCTTACCTGAGATATTATCCCACTGAACTGAGCCAGCCTCACCTCCCCCTCCTTTTGCTTTAAGCACCTTGGATCCATCTACTTCAAGCCAATAGATTGTATCGTTGTCAATCGGAAGGCCATCGTAAATTGAAGGAACATTAATCTTATCGCTTGCATACATAGAAAGTGCACCAGCAGATGCAATGTTGTACTTTGTGTAAATATAGTCTAACCCATTGCTATCCTGCTTTAGTTCGAAGTAGTTTTCTATTGATTCTGGAGTCTTAATATACTCTAGTATCCCTTCAAACAATCTCCCTATTCGCTCTGCTGAATTTTCACCTTCTTTAGTTGCGTTGCGAACGCTGCTGGCTAATTCTTTCAATGTATTTAGCGAATCTTTCATGACTAATCTCCTATAATTCTAAAAACAGTTCTATTGGCTTTTATTTTCCCATACCCTTTATAAAGCGGGTACTCTTCCTTCCTGTCATCAAGGAACATTACACACTCCTTCAGATATCTGTCAGCGATGGAAAACGCATCATTATAAGCCATTACCTTCTCCTTCATATCTGGACGAGTGCTATATTCATCCTCCTTCTGCACAAATCCATATCTAGTTACGCTCCCATCACCATTCTTCACAATTCGTGCATAGGTATAATATGCCAATGCGGTCTTAATACCCATGAACATCTTTTTCTCTCCACGCTTGTCTTCATATGTCCCTCCCTCAAGCAGAATCACGTATTTCTCCGGATGCTCTTTCACATCAAGGAATAGGGAATCCCCAAGAGCTGATTTGATATCAATATTCTCAGACTCCCGTATATACGTTTCTATCTTGTCTTCATCAACATGCACAGACATACTACGGGATAAAGTGGAAACCTCAAGCGTTGTTATTAGATACTCCTGCATTTCTTACATACTTTAATGGTTGTACACTAAAATCCATTGACGGGTTTGCTACCTCAAACCAGTAGCGGAAAATACGGTCAAACGTGCGCTCTATCAAGCGTTGTTGCTTGCTGACAATAGAATTATAATACTCAAATGCGTCCTCCAATATATCTCCAGAAAAGCCCACTTTCCCGATACGGATACAATACCACGGCTCCTGACCATAGGCGGAATAAATACGTTCCACCACACTTGCATCCGTAACGGTAAACTCCTTATCATAATTCTGGGTCGTGAATGGGATAAATTCAGGCATTTCTTCGTCATTTTCAAGCGTTACCTCTATAAGCTTCAGAGAATTAGTATCACCCTGTAGCTTTACAAGGCTATCAGAGAACCCGTCATCCTCCGGAATCTTTATTTCATTACCTTTTTCATCGTATCTGACACTATCCGAACCCTTCTTAGTCACGACCATACCGGACGGAAGGAAGTTATTCCGCACATTTCTGTACTTTACGTTGGAAAGTCCCTCATCCGTGCTCATTTCCGTAATGACACGGTCAGATTTACCTATCGGATAAGTCTGTTTCCCAGCCATGGACACCCATAACACCTGCCCTTTGTAATATTCAATGCCACCAGCAGCTTCAATCTGTGCCAGGACAACAGATTTCAGCGGATTAAACACATCGATATAATCGATATTCTCTTTAACGACGCGAATCTTTTTCCCTCTCCTGGTTTTCATACCGCTCCAGTCCGGATGCACGGCAATCTTTGCCACATATCCGTTATCATCTTCCTCCACCAAACGGCAGTTCTCAAATGGAATATGCTGAACTTCCACAATCTGGCCCAGAATATTATAATTTACATGAACAGCAATTCCATTGAAGTCAGCCATATCCCGACATACCAGTGAATGTATGTCATCAGCCGTATCTCCTTTCCGATTTACCACATACTCAGAGAAAGAAACCTCACGGAATCCATTACCTTCAATAAAATCTGCGAAACGGTCCGCACATTCACTTCCGGTAGAACTCGCTGCAATGATATTTCTTACCGTCTGCGGATAGAGGTTATCATCCCCGTAAGACTGTATTCCAAGTTGCTGCAGATAGCGTATATCTACCCTTACACTGCTCTTCTTTCTAAGCTCCTTTACTTTCATAATTCCGTGAGGTTTTAATTTATTCAGCGCCTTCTACCGCTTCTCCGTCTTCATCGGTCTGCCCATCAGTAGATTCATGATCATCCCCATTCTCACTGCCTTCTTCACTTTCTTCCGGATTCTCCTGCATATCAGCAAATACTTCCAGAGCCTTGTTTACGTGAGCTGTCAGGACTTTTTTTGTAATATTCTTTCCGGAGATTTTATAACCCTTGAACTCTTCCTGAATTGACTTGCTTGAAACTCCATCCTTCATAGCTTCCACCATGAGAGAAACAAGCTCGTTATTAATCACCATATTTCCGTCCTTTCTGGACTTTACTCGTTCCTCCCAGTCATCGGGTTTCTTTGAGAAATACTTAATGTTGTCCGGGTATTTCGCCAGATACTTCTCTGCAGCTTCATCAGTAAGATTGGCATTCGTGTACATTTCCGCGCTTCCAAATCCCATCTGAAGGAGAACGCCATTCTTCAAACCGTATTCTGATTTTTCTTTCATCTTTCCGTTCTTGTTAAGATACACACTCATTTCTATAACCGCATCATGATAGCAATCGCTACAAGATGTACGGGCAAACTTCTTGTCAAGGACAAGCGTATACAGATTCTCAATCTCTACCTTGTCAGAAGAAGAGAGGGAAGCAATGCTTCCCAACTCTTTCAACCTATTAACCACATCTATCACTTCCATATCAAGCTGCTGGTGATGTCAATGTATCGATAGCCGTCTTGGTCGTTTCATAGTCTGTCTTGTAAAGGAACAAAGCAGATTTTGGTACCTTAGTTTCCTGTAAGGATATGGACCAGCCGCCATCGGTTTCTTCAGAGTATTTATCATTGCTGATTTCGGCAGCCTTCAAGCCTTGGTAGTAACCATAAATCTGGAATGCGGAATCACCCGGATTCTCTTCTTTCTGCAAGTTTTTTGCCTTGTTCTCCAAGATTACCACATATTCACCGTTTGCCAGTCCGTCAATAATGTCCGCACACACGTCCGGATCATTAGCAAGAATCACCATTTTCACCGTATTGGTAAACGTATTCTGATAGGTACCGACAGCAAGTGCCGTATTCGTTCCGGTAAACGGAGTGCTTCCAGGCACAATAACCTTATAGGCTTTCTTACCTTCCTTCAACGCCAGCGTTTCAATTACATTTTTACGTGTTGCATTGAAAGCTACCGTAGCAAAATCCACGTCCTTCCGGTTCATGATAACACCTTCCTGCTCGACTCCAGGAACGAGCGGATCATCGCAATTCGCCACGATATCTCTTTTTATTGCATAATCACAAATTCCTGACATAATTCCTCCTTTCATCAATAAGCTAACTGAAACAAATCATCCTGCCCAATCTGTGTTCCCATCTTACCAGTAGAGTACAAATAATTCATACGGTCTTTTTTATCAAACCAAATGTCCAATTCTGAAATCAAGTCATTTGCTGGGGTACCTACCAGCATTTCACGAGGAGAACCAAACACAGCACGATGAGGAAGATTAAGTTTCGTTCCGTCATTCTGGTATTTCATAATCATTCTATCCCACACCGGAATCTGGTATACAGGAACACCATTATACTCTGTCACTTTCATTCCTCCAAAGATCTGTTCCCATGTAAGGATTTCCTTGTATTCACGCTTCAAATCTTTTGTCAACGCATCTGCAAGTGTTTTAGTACAGAAAATACCAGCACCCGGCAAACCCGCGATTCGAGCATCAGCATTTTCAAGCATCGCATCGAAGATTCCGATTGCGACTCCAGACTCCTTCAACTTGCTAAACTGCTCGGCCATCGTTGCTTCACTATTAGCTGCAATAGCTGTTTTTTGACCTGCACTGGAAGTTCCAATAGTAAAAAGGCGTTTCCACAAGCCATCGGTTGTTTTAAACAACTCAGTATCAGTTCCTGTAGACAAGACTCCAGATTCAGAATGAAGTTTTGCATCCTTATCTGAGAACCATACAAAGCGCCACATCATGTTCATCATTGCATCCTTCAGTGCTGGATATACAATATCATCCATATATTCAGTTGAAGTGAGATCACCGATTTCTGTCCCTGTTTTCAGACAATATTCTGCAATAGTATTAATCAGATCTGTATAACACCACTTTAAAGGAACTTGCCAATCACCAATCGACCATTCTTTCTCCAGAAATTGAATGGTTGCATTTTTATAGCTTGGATTACAGCCAGATCCGGCCCAACCGACATCACTCATTGCTCCGCGATACCCAATTTTTTCACCATTCTTTGCATTCTGTACAAGAGTGAAGAAACGTTCCAATTCAGGATCAGTAAACGTCTCTGCAATAATCAAGTCTCTCAAATTACGAATCGCACCATTATCAGGTGTCAGATTACTTAACTGTTCCCACGTCATCTTTTACCTCCTTTTCTTTTTTCTCTGATCTCATCCAATTTCTGTTCAATCTTACTCGCATGCTTTGTTTCAGGATTATTGCCGTAAGTGGTCGTACGTCCCGCTGGAATGTACTTACTTGCGGCCGCTTTAGTCAGCTTTTCAATACCTCCAGCCTTTGCTACCGCATCAAGTACCTTAATTTCATCCTCCGTCTTGGCATTCGATTTAAGGTCGGCCACCTCCGACTCCAGTTCATCAATGCGTGCCTTCAATGCCTCTACGTCCTCATCTTCACTTCCTGGCTCACGAATTTCCGTAATCACACCTTCTTGAACAACTACCGTTCGCCCATCTTCAAGCACAAACTCGCCATCAGGAGAAGCCGGATCTCCAACTTGAATATCTCCCTCTTCACGTTCCACATTCAATTCTTCCCCAGTAGAGGTAGTTATAACCATACCTACTGCCGGAACATCTTCAATTTTTGCGTAACCGCACTTTCTCAGGAGACGGCTAAGCAAAGTTGATTCAACCTTTACTTCCTTTTTCGACATAATATTTGTTTTAGGATTAATAATGTTTTCTTCTTTCTTCGCTGAAATAGCCGGAACTATCGAAGAAATGAATCCGAGTTCAATCGCCTTCTCTGGGCCGAACCAGCTATCCGTTGCCATCTGTGTCTCCAGCACATCTCTATTTTGCCCAGTACGCTCCACATACAGGTCCAGCATCTTTTGTTTCTCTGCTCTGAGGTCTGCAGCAATGGATTCAAGCCTTTCAGGAGTAACCTTCCCTTTCAATAATGCTCCATCACCATATGGATCATGTATACAGAGAGATGAATGTGCGTATGCTGTTCGTCTTTCCAATGGAGCTGCAAGCAAAATCACTGTAGCCATACTCGCACATGTACCCACAACCTTGCAAGAAATCTCCTTACCGGAAGCACGTAGAGCATCATAGATTGCATACCCTTCCACACAGTCCCCTCCACAAGAATGGATTTCAACATCAATACGATTATCATTTCGATCCATCCAATCCATGAAATATTGTATATCTGTGAAGGATATGCTATCCTCACCGGAAAGCCAATACTTTGCCTTATCCGAGTCAGGAGCAATGTCTTTGTTGATAAATAGTTTAGCCATATCTCGTAATTGTTTGAAACAAAGGTAAGAAACAAGATACGGCTATAAGAATTTACGAAGTCAATAACACTGACACGCCTTGTCAGCAAAAAAATAGGGTGAGCTCCAGCCCACCCTAATCAATTACATTTCGATTTCCTGTGAAAATCTATTCACAACTCTATATATAGTCCTTTCATCCACATTGTACTCATCCGACAGATACTGGATTATATATGTTTTTTTATGCCCCTCTTTATTCAGCCTAATGTACTCCTTGTACAATTCGATGTATTTTACATCATTAGGCTTTATTTGCAGCTGGGTCATCTGTTCTAATACACTTTTATGCGTCACCACAAATTCATAGGCTCTCATATACTACCCAAATTCTCCAATACTTTTACACGATTATTAACTCTGGTTATCTCCTCAACAGAAACCACAGGACGTATAGCCTGAACTCCCTTTGCGACTGCTCTGGCCAGCATATCCTCTCCAAGAGTCTGACTACTTGTCTGTGTTACGTTGATAGGCACTCCCCCTCCCATCTGATTAAATGATGAAAGCAATGGAGCAAACATTGAGGTGGCTCTGGCCGTCATTACCGACTCACCGTTACTCAGCTGGGCAGGTATGCTATCACTGGTTCCGGTTCCTGGTCCGGTAACTAAACCACCTGTTGCAAATTTAGCACTTTTTACTGTATTTATTGCTGTTGCGATATTAGCAAGTATAGTAGTTACAGTAGTTGCAATTGCAGCAATATTAGCAGGGAAAGGCACTGATTGAGCTTGAGCTACACCTGCAGCTATTGCTTTACCTGTATTTATCGCAATTTCTGCAAGAGCTAATGTTTTACTCAAGATAGCAAATCCCTTATTTGAATCTCCTAATGCTTCAAAAACAGATGATAATCCAGATGCAATCGAACTTATGGCTTCATATTTCGCCTGCTCAATCTCTACTTCCTTTTCTGCAATAGCTTTCTTTGCATCAATGTACTCCTGATTGGCTAAAAGCTTACGATTTAGGAACTCCTGCTCACTCTCCCCTTCTTGCTGCTGTATACTATTCAACAATTCTAGTTTTTGGGCAGCCTGTTCCTGCAATATATCCAGTTCACTTGCACCCGACTGCTGAAGTTGCATAATCTCGTTTTCCATTCTCACCCGTACGGCTTCCTGCTGTTTCTCCGAGATCTCTTTTTCATGCTGTGCCACCAGATCATCAATCTGTCTATCATATTTATCTACAATGGCCAGCTTCATCTGTTCAGTCAGCTCCTTGTCAGCAAGCTCGGCATCACGTTGTACAAGTAGCTGCTGCATCCTAAGCTGATATTCCTGCTCACTACCTTTCTTTACTGCTTCAAGTTGTAAAGAAATTAGCTTGCTACGGTTGTCTATCTCTTTCTGTAACTCCTCCTCAGACAGCTTTTGCAACTCAGCAGCCTTCTTCTGTTCCAGGGCTTTTATCTGGTCGTTGATAGCCTGCCGGGCTTTTACAGTAAGGTCAGTTTCTGTATTCAGTCTTGCGCGTAAATCTTCTATCTGACGGGAATAAGTGAATTCTATTTCTTTACGTACCTGCTCACGCTTATCTTTAACGAGAGCCAGCATGGCATCCTCTGCCGCTCTTACCGCTTCCACCTCTTTCTGCTTTGAAGCAATGGCAGCATCCGATTTTTCCTTTTCAGCAGATTTTATTTCGTTTGCCAAAGACACCTCACGACCAAGTAATTCACCTCTTTTATCCTGATACTCGGTTAAAGCATTATACATCTCCACCTCAGCCTGAGCAATAGCATCATTGGTTTCCTTGGTATTCTCAGCCATCGCATTCTGCTGTACCATCAGTTCATATCTTCTCTTAGCCAGTTCATAGTTCTTCTTGCTGGCTTCCTCCTCCAGCCTATTAGCTTCCCTGATGGCTTCCATACGCTCCTTCGCAGACACATTCAGCTCATCATCGGCCTTTGCCTTCAAAGTAGCTATCTGAAGAGCATTCTTTGCATTCTGCACCTGCAGGTTTCGTGTGTCTCTATCTATTGCCGCCTGCTCCTTTGCCATAGTAATATATCTCTCATACTCCTTGTTTACCTCTGCCACATATTTGCCAAGTACAGGAAGTTTCTCAAGCTGTTTCGTAATCCATTCCATCATCTTTCCACCCGATTCCACAACAGAAAGTATCCCACTTGCAACAATCTGCAACACCTTGCCCACAGCATCCAAAACCATTTTCAATGGAGCAAGAACAGCATTCCATCTGCTTGTATTTTCCTCACTCGATTTAATACCTTTAGCTACAGCCATAATCACCACGGAAATCGCAGTAAGAATAGCAACAATCGGGTTGGCCAACAATGCAAGAAGTGTCTTTGAGAAATTCTTCACGGCAGCACCTGCTGCCACAGCACCCGCCTTTACACTTCCCATCTCATCCTGAGTCTGTATTAATGTTCCAATAAACGGAATATTACTAGCAACCGCACTCTTAATCGCTTCCTCGTAGTTACCCACATTCCGATAATACCTCTGCGTTTCCTTCTCTCCACCTTTCAAAGCATCCGTAACCTCGTTTATTTTATTTTTCAGTTCATCACCCCGAGCTCCTTTTCTTTCTGCTTCCGACAAGGAGTCATATTCAGCTGTCAAATTCGATAATTCAGCCCGAAGAGCTCTCAAACTTCCCTCTTGCTCCTTTTCCTGCTTAATCTGATTTTGCACTGTCTTGTTAATAATACGTATTGAGTCATTATAGTCCGCAACAGCTATCTTTGATGCAGCCATTGCTTCATTGTACTGCTGACGGGAAATTTCCCCATCCTTCAGCTGCTTCTTCAAGTTCTTTTCTGCTTCCCTAGCCGCATCAATCTTCTTCTGATATTCCGCTATCGCCTTAATAGCATCGCTGTAATTCACCTTAATATCTAAAATCTTTTCTACCTTCTCTGCCATAGCTTAATCCTCCAACTGAAATAATTCACATTTACAAATCCCATTCTCACCAACTTGTATACTAACGATTGCATAATATTTTCCATACTGAGACAGATATACAGGTATGGACATATCCAAATCTTTAAGATCAACCTCTCTTATTCTAATGCTCACATTTATTACCTTTTGTTCTGCGACAATAGATTTATATCCCTTATAATTCTTATCTATAAGTTCCGGCCAAGATAACCCGATAAATGTTGGCTTTGTACTATTTACAGACGGAAGAAGCAGAATTCTTGCATCATCATCCTCGTCGTACTGTAAGTTACCCTCATCATCATATGTATAAAGCGGGATATATGCTTTATCTCCATTGGTTTCAGTAGGAATAAATGGTAAAGTTATCGCTTCCTTTTCCAAATCCAGCGTTTCATCATTTACTTTAATAATGCCACTATACTTCCCATAATCATCCTCATCGTATGCGTACACATTATTTTGCGCAAATTCACTGTAAGAAAAAGACATGGATATTGGTCTGTTATCCATATAAGTAGATACCAGATATTTACTCCAATCATACTTTCTGCTTTTATTCTCAAGGATATATTCAATAGGATAAAACTCTATTTGATTGTCATCTCCAGGAATGGCAAACAATCCCAACATAGACATAACCCCCTTAATGAAATCAATCTGCTTAATGTCTGGAAGATTAGGTATGTAATAATAACGGTTATTTATTGTATCATCCCCTGAAGCTGGAGCCGGAGTTGGAAATGCAACCGCCTGTATTGTTATACTTCCAGATATGTCTGTTACAGTTGTTGCACTAGAAGCTATTCCTGTAAGATAAAAATACATAAGATGATTACTACCTGTACAATCCAATACATCTGTTTCAGAATCGATTTCTATCACATAATAGTCTCCTTGAATAGTCCCAGATGCACTAAACAAGGTAAACATATCATCATCACCATATCTACGCATTAAATAACCAGTCAAAGACAAATTTTCGTATTCACCGGAAACCTTAAACTTCATTTGCCCAGAAACTCTGTACTTCGTATTCTTAAATTTGTTACGTATCCCTGAGATGAATGTCCCACTAACTTCATTTGTAAGATAATGTGCCGCATAATAGAAATTATCAATTTCCCGACTTTCAAATAGAACAAAATATCCTATCGGACTATCGAACCTATATGACCTGTTGGCAAAGACAAGTTCCTCAGCGCTCCCTTCAGACACGATATCAGAATCATATCTTGTGGTCAAAGGAATGATAAGCCTATCCAACATATCACTTCTACTATGAATATTGAACGTTACCCCACAATCCTCTTGTATTCTCTGAAGTATTGACTTCACAGACATACATGGATGATACCATATCGTTTCATCCGTATCTTTAAACCCATAGTCAATAAAATACATGGGAGGGAAAAAAGCTCCGGAACTAGGTCTTATCCAGCTAATATACGAGGTTTCATCATAAGATAGATCCCGCAATGTCTTATTGTCATTCACTATGCTTGCAAATTTCGTAACATTGCCCCATGACAATGCGATATCAATTCCATCATTAATCTCAAGAAGAGAAACATTTCCCTTGCTAATCAACTCAACTCCATTGCGCACATATCTACCGGCATGATTTATTCTCGGGAACCTTGTACTACATGAAGGTATATGCGCACCTTCAATTACCCTTTTGTTTCTAGCTGTCAATGGTAGATTAATGGTATAACTATTATTGCTTACAATCTTACTCACATCAGACAAGAAATTGCTCTTGTAAGACAATGTTACATTCGTACCACTTCCTAAATCAACAGGCTTATTGTCTATGTACAATTCTTCTTTCATAGCTTCTGTGTGATTATGTCCGGCAATACTATTGAAAACTCTATATCCTGCAAACTCTTTCCTTCATCAGAAACGGTAGAATTATCGATTCTCACAGGAATCCATACCCCATCTTGATACATATCTACCATAGGAGATCCGATAATCGTTCTAACCATCGAATAATAATCACGATCTACCAATGAGGCACATATTCTCATGGTATTAGCAACCTCCATACCCTGCATACGAGAAACTCCATAATACCCTCGTCCTCCGACCTCATAATCCTGATACAATTGTTCCCCATATTGATTTGACTTTATATCATCCTGACCTTTAGAAAAAAGCCAATACTGATAAAAGCCATGGCGGTCTATCCAACGCAAATAAACACCATCGCCACATTCTACTTCTTCAACGGAAATATAAGAAGGCTTGGATGAAAGATCTGAATGATGCATGGACGTATCAAAATACGATATAGTAAACGGTAAATCTCCAAATTTACGAACCTTTCTGGCATCAGTAATACTTTCTCCAATCGCTAGGCTGCCCCAAATTGTCACAACACTAAATTGCATATTAGCTCCAGAAATCTCAATCTTAACATCAATTTCCTTACTGGATATCATCTCTCCAACAGGATCAATATCAAACAATGCCTGCAAATAAGGAGATACATCAAGAACAACCTTTGTCTTGTTAGAATCCCGGTCATCAACAAATGCTCCCTTTACAACACGAAATGTTCGATCAAATGTAGAATCGAATGTTCCATAATTCTGCAAAGCCCCTTTATTCCCAATCAAGAATGTAACTTCCCGATCTGTTTCTACAATAATCTTGTTCGGGTTAAAACAAAAACATACAGAGTCCGGATAATAGACTTTGTAACTACTTATTGTCCCTTCTCTCATCTTTATTTAAATTTATATGTTCGACTTCACTACCAAACAAAAGGCCAATCTTATCAGACATTCTCTCTATTGTTCCTTTTATCTCAGAAGAATAAATATCACTCCGTCCGCCATTCCGGAAAAGCTGCGTACCTTCTCTCGCAATCTTACGGGCCACAAGGTAAGCGAACGAATCAGGCTTCTCTACCTGAATACCCTTGTCATCCATCCATTGCCGGATTATCTTCCAGAATCCTGCCGGTACTTTCCCTCCTTTGCGTCCAGTTTCCAGCGTCCCGAATGCGCTACGCCCCCACAGAATACCGCCATCTTCCGTGACCTCTACCTTCATGCTGGCTATCGTCCTGCCAGAAGCTACCTGCTTTGCTTCCTTATGGTTCTCGATAATCTTCTGCTTCAATGCTTCCAGTTCGGAGGACACCAGCTCCATCACCTTATCCCTCATCAGAAGTTCCATACACTATCTCCTTCACCGTTTTTGTAGGACACATCACAAATCCCCTCGTTTCCTTCAAAAGAAGCTGGATAACAATCCCGGTCACATTTACGTCCAACTTATCATAGAACACCGAGTACGGAATGTCACCCTGGACAGGCTCAAACATTCTGCTTCTGTTCACATTCAGTATAAATTCCCTAGCCAAAGATTTGCATCGTTCTATCACTTGGTCATTCTCTTCACCAGAAGAATCATGTTTTATCTTATCCATAAAGGCTATCATGCAGTTAGGGAAGTCTTTCATCTGCATAGGTCCCACATTCAGATTTCCGGAAGACGGAAGTACATACATCACAGCAGGGAGCTGCATCTTGTCAAGCCTTACATTTGCAGCCTGCCAGTTCTCAAACAGATAGGTAACACCCATCTGCTCCACTATTTTCTTAACTTTCTCTTCTACTGTCATTTCTTCTTTTCCTCCAAGATTTTTCGTAACCGACGTTCATATTTGATCTTTCTGGCATCCATATCTAAACATTTATACACACGTACCCAAGGAACATATTCTACCGCTTCATGGTCCGTTATCCCCATTCTCAGTGCAAAGTAGTCAAGCTGTCCGAACGGCCCGAAATTCAATGATTCTGCCCCGGCCTGCTTCTCCTCCGGTGTAGGAGGTACGGACGTGGAAGCAAACAATTTGTTTATCCGCTTCACTTCCTTGGCTACCCAGAAACAGAACCCTATAACCTCGGATGCATCAGCCTTCATCACCTCACACGCCGACATTCCCAGTAGCACACGACAGGGCACCATTATAGTTTCCATTTCCGTACTGATTGACTGTAACTGCATAAGCTCACCCATGCTCATGTCATTCAAAGTATCAGGAGTCCTGACCTTTCCTACCTTCCACGGCTTATGGAGCTTTACAAGCTCTCCTTCTATACCATGGGACAAATTACCAACTACCAACAATTCCTTCACCGTCATATATTCCCAAGTTTTGCTTTAGGCCGCTTTAAAACTGGTTTAATTCTAAAAAACATCGCCATAATCAACATGTCAAGATAGTCGGGAGAGCGGCCAAGTATCTCCTTCATCTTCTCCTTGCTGATAATTCCTTTCTTCCTTGTATCCGCATCAATATGATCCTGCTTCAACACCCCAAGTTCTTCAATTATTCGCTCCTTCTGTGCTTCCGTACATACTATACGGAGAAGGCGGTTGTTTATCATCTCCGCCAGCTTGAAGGCACATTCCGATTTCAGGTTGCCATACTCAGGATTGATGGGTCGTGTTCCTCCATGAAACTCCCTGATTCCGTTCAGATAGCTTTCAAGATAACTTCCCAGACCGTCAGAGTCGGCTATCATACGGCTACGAGGTATGGAACATTCTATCATCATGTGCTTCAGGTCTGTCTCGATAGATTTCCCAGTACTGTATTCCTGATCCAGCTTGATATAGCAGACATTCCCTTTCCAGTGTCCAGCAATGAAACGGTCACGTCCCTTCATAGCAAGGTCAGCAGATCCGGAAGAATCCCCGGCAGGCTTGACAAACTCATTCGTGAACAGGTCACAGATAGCATCGTAATCACAAAGGGCTGTCGGGTCATTGTCATACTCCCAATTACCGAAATACAGACGTTCCTTGGTTACCCTATCCTTCGTATTCCGCAAACTCTCGATATAGTCCTCAGTGGCCCATGGATTATCCTGTACCAGCGCCTGAATGAAGGCATACGGTTCTTTGAGCTTACCCTCTTTCCACGGCTTATAAAAATCACGATACAACCAGTTTTTCTTCGGGTTGCAGGTGATAAGTATCTTTCCTGGAATTCCATACACATCGTTCATATGTCGGCCGATACGTGTCTTCAGTACGTCAAAGGCAAGGCAATGCACCTCCCCGGCTTCTTCTATCCATCCACCAGTGTATTCCTTTGAGCCCAAACGCTCATACATCGGGTCTTTTACCGGATAATAGGTCAGGTCAATATAGACTATCTCACTTCCGTTGTCAAATGCTATCCCTTCGTTGGTTGTCTTGTATGCCGTGAAACCATGTAACTTTGCCACCTTATTAAAGGTTACGGTTACTGACTCACGGCTATCCTTCAGATTATTTCGACCGACAAACCAGCGTGTGCCTGGAAGGTAGTAAGCGCATTGCATCAGCCATTCACAGCCTAGCCATGATTTTCCACCACCTCCGGCACCACCATACAGCAGAAACTTCGTCCTGTTATCTCGAAGGTAGTTGTAAGCTAACCGCTGCTTTATGTTCACGCTCTGTCCCATATCACTTCAGTTTATCTGCTTCTGGAGTATAGGGAAGAAAGTCGAATCCTTTGAATGGTTTTCCTTGCGTCGTATGGTCCACTTCCTGCTTATCTGCCAGCCCTAGGGTACGAGCAATGATATTCGCATTGAAGGCTCCAACACAAGCCCCCTCGAATTGTTGAGTCTTGATGGTTTCCTCCACGCGTGCGATGACCTCCAAAAAATCTTTATCCCTTTTATTTATGCAGGCAGAACGAAACTCATTCCACCAATTTGTAGAAGCACCCAAATACACACACATTCCCATGAGAGAGTATGGTCGTGACGTGGGAGTAACCTCCTGCTGTGTCTGTTGTTGGTTCTCTATTACAATCTCCTTATCTTTTACAACCTTTACAGGAACAGTCTTCTGCGTTGCCTTTCTAGTCGTCCAAGGATTTTCATCGCACCATTGGAAATATTCACACGCCGCCTCCCACAAAAGTTCAGGCGTGGCAAAGAGCTTGTCCCTGCCATGCTTGCTTCTTAACATCCAGAACTTATTTCCTTTTGGTGCTGCCATAATCACAATTTTTCAAAAACTGGTAATATTTCCTTATCTAAATCCCATCTTCTGTTGTTGGGAAGAGGAAGAGTAAATTCGTATCTCAGAGCTTCAATGTATTCATCACGCAATGCGGTTCTTTCGTTTATGACGGAAACCTGAAAAGATGATCCGCGCAGTTCCCGTGACTTGTCTACCTCGATGCCCTTCTCATATATCCTGAAATCAGAACCGATAAGTTCTTCCGTAAGACGGCATACGTCTGCCGTGGAATGATAATGCTGGAAATACCATTCACCAAAACGAAAGTTTGCCGTGAAATTGTCTGCATCCAGAAATAAGGCTTTTGAACGGTAATCGTGCGTTTCCTTTCGCTCAGAAGCTTTCTGCGCAAACAATAAAGGAATACCCGACCAAAAGATCATACCACCTGGCTTGCACAGTGCAGAAAGGGAAAGAAGGACGTTCCTTTCATCGTCAAGGGAATTTACGGAGTTCAGGACGCTGTCACATACCACTACATCATACAGGCCATACTCCGACAATGTCTTGCACACGTCCGCACAGTCTTGACGTATCTCCTTCTCGTCTATCACGTCAACTCCGTCCTTCCGGTGAAAGAACTCTATCGCGTCAATGAGGTATCCCTCCTTTTTCAGCCTGGTGGCATAGTCCTTCTGTCCGGCTCCGAAGTCAAGCACATGCATATCCTTCGTGATGAACGGAAGCACCAGACGCTCGTACAGCGTGGAATGGCTCCTGCTGCTCGGGACACCGTTTTTCTCCCTGAGACGTGCCTTCTGTGCAAAAGACTGTATGTAAGTCTTTCGCTCCAGATGGGAGTATTCAAAGACACCGTATTCCTTCGAAAAATAAGACAGGGCCAGTTCCTCCTTTCCTTCCGGAAGTACATAGACAAGCAGGTCCATACCCAGAAGCTTCACCGCCTTGGCGTATACGGTGGATATGATGACCTTTCCCTCATGGTTGCATACGGCATTCGCAAACTGGCCATATCGCAGAATCATCTTCGTTAGGTCCACTACGCGTGAGTTATTCCCTCCCTTGGTAATGATAGCTATATCCTTATTCTGGACCATAAAGAACCCTTCCGTTCCTTCAGGAACAGAAACACGAATGTCCGGCTGAACCTCTGACACTTCGCATTCAGCATAGTTGTGAAGTTGGTTAAAACGCACCTCGTCCGTAGAGTTCACCCCGTCCAGAACGAAAGCCGGGACATGAGTATATCCCAGCAGCTTCATGGTCTTTGTCCGCTGGTGCCCTGCCATAATTCGTTTGTCCGACCTGCGGATAATAATAGGCTTGATAATGCCAAGCTCAGTTATCGACTTCTTCAACTCCTCCTGAGCTTCCGGTGTTAATAACCTCGGGTTATACTCTGCCGGATTCAATGATTCTATATCAATATATTCCATCATAAACCAAGCAGATTATTTACAAACCCAATCATAACTCCGTTCTCATCAAGATACTCTGCAGCACGCTGCTTCAATCCTTCCAACTCGATATCAGTAATCGGAATCTTGTATCCTTCAAATGCCAAATACTTTATATGGGCTCCAGCTTCGTAGTTTTCATTCCGAAGTACATTGTGAGTATCTTCTACTCCACCAGGAAAATCATCCAAATCAGGAAAACTAATGCCTTCTAAGCCCCATTCCATTAGTTTCTGACAGTCCCACTCAAACAGACGAGACAGATCCCATTCTCCATTGTTCACATTATCACGGATGATGATTTCCCGCTCACGCTCCTCTGTCAAGTTTGGGATGAGCACTGTAGGCACTTCCTCAATTCCAAGCTGAACACACGCATCATAACGCTGGTTCCCTGCTATGATGACAAGTTCTCCCGTCCGATCAGACAGGATGATTGGTCGAGCTTCAAAATAGTCTGGATTCTTCTGTATGGATTCCTTTAACTTCTGGAGTTGTTCTTCCGATATAGTTCTCGGGTTGTTCTCCAGCTTCTTCAATATTTCTGTACTTCTGTAAATTACTTCCATAACTGTTATTATTTGCGTTACAGAAACAAATTTACCCGATAACCGCCACAAAGCAGTTACCGGGTATTCACAAAGCACTGACACGATTTGTCAGTAAAAATTTTGAATCAAACAATTTTATTCGTATATTTGAAAACAGAAACATTTAAAACAAAATAAAACATGGAAATAAGTATCAAGAACGAATCTCAAAGATTCTTACAGTTTTTAGAAGAAGCGAACAATTCTAATATCATTTTCTCAGGGATATATGGTATTGGAAAATCGTACTTCATTAATGATTTTTTCAATAATCAACACTCTAAGGAATATATACCAATCATTCTTACTCCTGTAAATTATTCTGTAGCCAGCAATGAAGACATATTTGAATACATCAAATCAGACATTCTATTACAACTTCTTGAGAAAGTTCCTTGCGACTTTAATAATATACAGATAACCTCTTCTGTGGCAACATATTTTTATATAAAAAATAACCTAGATATTCTGATTGGTAATATTCTGTCAACAGCAGAAAAGGTATGCTTCAAAACCGACATAATACACCAACTCTTAAAGTTAAGGGAAAATATCAAAAAGTTTCAAAAAGAAAAATCCTTATCGGAAAATGCTGAAGTTAAATCTTTCATGACTAAGATATCACAAAAACTAGGCTCAATTTATGAAAGCAATATTATTACACAGATTATACAGAATTTAATTTCGAATGCAAAAGGAGAAAATGGGAAAGAGGCCATATTGATTATAGATGACCTTGATCGTATAGATCCAGAACATATATTCAGAATACTCAACATTCTTTCAGTACATGACGACTTTTGCCGCACCAATGAACACAAATTCAAATTTGACAAAACCATATTAGTATGTGATATCGAAAATATCAGAAAAATATTTCATGCAAAATATGGTGCCGATGTTGATTTTTCAGGCTATATTGACAAGTTCTACAGCAAGGAAATTTTCCATTTTGATAATGTGAATGAAATTGCAAAATGTATCGCTAATCAAGTTATGAATATTACAAACAATTCGACTATTTCTAGCAGAGGTAATTTTGCATACTTTAATATAGTCTTTTTATTAAGACATCTTTTAATATACAATCTCATCAACATTCGTACAATTGAGAAGTTTAATTTCGACTATAAAGAATATAACGAATGTATTTTATTTAACCAAAAAAGATTTTGGATAAATAGCTCTCCATCTCTTGTCGTTTTTGAATTTCTTAAACGCATATCAGGTTCATCTGATTCGTTAAAGTCAAAACTTTTAAGACTTTCAAAAAACAAAGGCATATACAACGATGGAGAAATGAACTACATCTTAGAATCATTTATAATATTAGCAGACCTTCCAAATAATAAATTAGAAAATAATAAATTTTCTTATAAAGAGATTAATTATACTATTGAAACTAACAATAGTAGATTCATAGCAAATATAGATCATCAAGCTTCAGACGAAACAAAAGTTAATCTATTTGAATTGGTATATGAAGCATACTTAAATTATCAAACATATTTTTGTGTCTAAAACTTAGAAACAAATATTCCCGTGGGCGAGCCTAATCGCCCACGGTTGTTTGATGGATATGGCTTTCATTTCTTACTTGTTGGATTATCACTTATCTCAGTTCCATGATATACAATTCTGTTAGCAGCTTCATCCAGCG